TGGCACTACATTTTGATGGCGGTAGGTGGCGGCAACTAATTGGCGGCGAAGATATGAATGCTGTTTTACACTGGATGCCACTACCACCACCGGAGCAAGACAAATGATAGAACACTCCCCAAGCGCTTGGTGCGTATGCTGCCACCAAGAATACGAAAAACACGAACTAATCAAGGGTATCTGTGGAAACTGTCGATTTACTATTGGTGCCATTTCTAGCGTTTTTATTCTTTAGCCTTGGCGTGATTGTCGGGATAACCATTTCTGATTTTTTTGACGATATTGAATAGGAGTAACCTAGTATGGCAATGACCCCGGAAGCAAAAGTTAAGAAGAAAGTAACAAACATACTCAAAGAACTAAACACTTACTACTTCTACCCTGTAACGGGCGGTTACGGTAAAAGCGGAGTGCCAGACATAATTGGTTGCTACGAGGGTAAGTTTTTTGGGATTGAATGTAAGGCTGGGAAAAACAAACCCACGCCACTACAAGAAAAGAACTTAGCAGATATTAAAGCTGCTGGCGGTATCGCGCTGGTCGTTAATGAGGACAACATAGAGGATGTGCGTTATGCACTGACTGGCTGTTGTGACGACCCACGACAACTCACTTTAAACTTTAACTAGCGTTAGGAGAACGGCAATGACTAAAACAGTCAGTAATACTAAGCAAGTGGGCGGCAACCACTATAAAGATATGCCTATACAACCGTGGGAAGTAATGGAGTCCGTACTTACACGTGATGAATTTATAGGGTTCTTAAAAGGAAACATCATTAAGTACGCACTGCGTCAGGGTAAGAAGGACAGTGACGATGTTGGTAAAGCGAAACATTATGTGGAAAAACTGCGGGAGGTAACGGGCTAATGGACTTAATAACAGTAGACTTTGAAACGTATTACAGCAAAGAGTTTTCTTTATCCAAGATAACTACCGAAGAATACATAAGAGACCCACGCTTTGAAGTGATCGGTGTCGGTGTTAAGGTCAACAACGAACCCACTGAATGGGCAAGCGGCACCCATGAACAACTTAAAGAATACCTACATTCATTTGATTGGGCGAACTCTATGGTACTCGCTCACAACACTATGTTTGATGGTGCTATTCTCGCTTGGCATTTTGATGTTCACCCTCGCGTGTTTACCGATACTTTGTGTATTGCCCGTGCTTTGCATGGGGTGGAAGTTGGCGGTAGTTTGCGGTCACTTACTGAGAGATACCGTATTGGAGCTAAAGGCACGGAAGTTATAAACGCTTTCGGTAAACGCCGATTGGACTTCACTGCGGAAGAACTAGATCGTTACGGTGATTACTGCGTTAATGACGTTGAGTTAACGTATAAGCTGTTTCACATATTCCTGAAAACAGGTTTTCCTAAGACTGAACTAAGGCTGATCGACCTCACCCTGCGTATGTTCATCGACGCGGTGTTGGAGTTAGATATTGGACTCTTGGAGCAGCACCTTGAAGATACGCGGGAACGTAAAGACCAACTGTTAGAAGCTGCGGGGGTGTCAAAAGACGATCTAATGTCGAACCCGAAGTTTGCAGAAGTGTTAAATAGCTTGGGCGTGGTGCCACCAACTAAGGTAAGCCCAACTACAGGTAAGGAAACGTGGGCGTTTGCTAAGTCTGACGAATCGTTTAAAGCACTGGAAGATCACGAAGATGACAGAGTGCAGGCGGTGGTTGCGGCAAGACTAGGTACAAAAAGCACGCTTGAAGAAACACGCACTCAACGGTTTATTGATATAGGTAAGCGGGGAACCCTGCCCGTACCTGTGCGTTACTACGCCGCACATACTGGACGGTGGGGTGGTGACGACAAGATCAACCTTCAAAATTTACCGAGCCGTGGCCCCAACGGTAAGAAGTTAAAACGTAGCATATTGGCCCCTGACGGATACACCCTCATTGATGCGGATAGCGCACAGATCGAGGCTCGTGTCCTTGCGTGGCTGGCCGAGCAGGATGACTTAACACAAGCATTCACTAACGGTGAAGATGTTTACAAGAAGATGGCGTCCCGTATATACGGTATACCGGAAGAAGAAGTCACCAAAGAGCAACGGTTCGTGGGTAAGACCACTATCCTCGGTGCAGGGTACGGTATGGGTGCGCTCAAGTTCCAAGGTCAGCTAAAGACGTTTGGGCAAGATGTAACACTGGACGAAGCACGACGGATAATAAGTATATACCGCGAGACTAACTGGAAGATCAATCAGCTATGGCGCGATTGTCAGAACATGATCCGCAACATGGTGAATGGTGATAGTTACCAGATCGGTAAGCAGGGTGTCCTACAGGTGGTCGGTTCAGAACAAGGCATTAAATTACCTTCTGGTCTACTTATACGCTATGACGACTTATCAGCAGAGAATACCGAAAACGGTTTGGAGTATAGCTATAAGACAAGGCGTGGACGCACTCGACTATACGGTGGGAAGGTAACGGAGAACGTATGCCAAGGGATAGCACGTTGTATAATTGGAGAGCAGATGCTACAAATAGCTAAGAAATATCGTGTCGTGCTAACTGTACATGACTCTATTGTTATCTGTGTGCGAGACGAAGAAGTTTCTGAGGCCCAAGCCTATATTGAGAAATGTATGCGCTGGACTCCCGATTGGGCCGAAGGTCTGCCTATCAACTGCGAATCTGGCACTGGTAAATCATACGGAGATTGTGAATGAGTATTAAGCCGTGGTCGTTCAGTAAGATAAAGGCGTTTGAACAATGCCCTAAGCAATTCTACCACGAGAAAATACTCAAAGAGTTCCCTGTCGCTGAGACGGAAGCGATGCGTTACGGCACCGAGTTCCACTTAGCGGCAGAGGAGTACATACGTGATGGTAAACCACTCCCTAACAAGTTTTCTTTCGCACAAACTATGCTTGATTCTCTAAACGCAAAACAGGGAACTAAGCTATGCGAAAAGGAAATGGGTTTAACCGAGAACCTAGAACCATGCGGTTTTTCTGATGATGCCGTATGGTTCCGTGGGATAGCTGACTTGTTGATTATTGACTCACCAACAAGTACAGCGTGGGTTATAGACTATAAGACTGGTAAATCGTCACGGTACGCCGACAAAGGACAGCTTGAACTTATGGCGCTAACCGTATTCGCACACTACCCTGAAATAACAAAGATACGAGCAGGGCTACTGTTCGTTATCAGTAAAGACCTTATCAAAGATAAGTACACCGATTTCGATAAAGCGAAGTTGTGGGAGAAGTGGCTTGGTAAATACAACGTCATGAAAACCGCTGCTGAGACTAATGTATGGAATCCTAAACCAAGCGGATTGTGCAAACGCCACTGCCCAGTCACTGTTTGCGTTCACAACGGAGGCCACTAATGCCGTACAAAAATAAACCCCGCCCATATAAGAAAGAGTACCAGCAACAGAAAGAACGAGGCGAGCACACTGACCGTATGGAACGTCAACGTGCCCGTCGAAAGATGGATAGTACAGGTAAAGATGCTAACAAGAACGGTAAAGCCGATAAGCGTGAGGGCAAGGACATCGCACACAAAAAACCGTTATCTCGTGGGGGCACCAACAAAGATGGTTACACCGTGCAAAGCCGTAGTAAGAACCGTGCAGCCGGTGGAGCATTAAGTAAAGGTAAGAAAAAAAGTTAGTGTTGCACTAACAAAACCGCGTCACTAATAAAATGTGACGCTGCGCTGGAGAACGACATGAAAATCCTTAACAACAAGGCGGTCTTGTTACGCCTTCGTAACCCCAATAAAGTTACGGCCACTGTAACTAAAAGCAAAGAACTACCTGATAACAACGTAGTTGTTAACTGGGGTGTAGACGAAGTACATACCCTGAAAAAGCTGAATATTAACGTACCATCCCCTATAAACGGACGTTACGACTGGCCCGGACAGTACAAACCATACGCCCACCAACGCACCACTGCGGCATTCCTGACAATGAACAAGCGTGCGTTCTGTTTCAACGAGCAGGGCACAGGTAAGACCGCATCTGCTATCTGGGCATCTGACTTTTTGATGAAGCAAGGTAAGGTCAACCGCGTGTTGATTATATGCCCCCTATCTATCATGGATAGTGCGTGGCGTAATGACCTGTTTTCTTTTGCCATGCACCGAACCGTCGATGTGGCATACGGCGCGAAAGAGAAACGCCGCAAAATAATCCAGCAGGGTTCTGACTATGTGATTATAAATTATGATGGGGTGGATATAGTTGCCGACGAGATTATCCAAGGCGGTTTTGACTGCATTATTGTAGACGAAGCAACACACTATAAGAACGCACAGACCAAGCGATGGAAGACACTGAATAAGTTGTTAACAGATCGAACGTGGCTATGGATGATGACAGGTACACCTGCGGCACAATCACCACTCGACGCTTATGGTATAGCTAAACTGGTAAACCCCACTGCCGTACCAAGATTTTTTGGGTCATGGCGCGATCAAGTCATGCACAAAATTACTCAATTTAAGTGGGTGCCTAAAGACACGGCTACCGAATCTGTCTATGCCGCACTCCAACCCGCTATCCGATTCACCAAAGCCGAATGTCTTGACCTGCCCGAAATGGTCTACACTAAACGTGAAGTGGAGCTAACCCGCCAGCAAGCTAAGTATTACAAAGAGCTTAAAGATAAACTTGTTTTACAGGCGGCGGGGGAAGAAGTTACCGCTGCAAACGCAGCAATCAACATGAGTAAACTCCTACAAATAGCCTCCGGTGCAGTGTACACCGATGGCGGGGAAAGTTTGGAGTTTGACATCAAGCACCGCTACAAAGTGCTACGCGAAGTAATCGACGAGAGCAGCAAGAAGGTTCTTGTGTTTGTCCCGTTCAAGCACACTATAGATATTCTTACTGAGAAGTTACGCGCCGATGGCATTACCACAGAAATCATACGTGGAGACGTACCCGCACCGAAACGAACAGAAATTTTCAGACAGTTTCAGACTACCCCCAACCCTCACGTGCTCGTTATACAACCCCAATCTGCGGCGCATGGAGTAACCCTAACCGCTGCAAACACAGTCGTATGGTGGGGTCCTACCAGTTCACTAGAGACTTACGCGCAAGCCAACGCTCGGGTACATAGGTCAGGACAAGATCACAAGTGTACCGTAGTACAACTACAAGGGTCGCCAGTAGAAAAGCGTGTTTACTCACTATTAGATAACAGAATAGACGTTCACACAAAAATAATCGACTTATATAAAGAATTACTTGACTAAGCTACTGTACGCTAGTAAAGTCAACATCTCGACACTTTGTAGTAGCACTAGGAGAACTAAAATGAGTGAGGAATCAGGTTTAGCTGAAAAGCTAACACGAGTCTATTTAAAGATACGCGCCAAAAAAGCCCAGCTTGCCGCTGAGTTCAAGAAGCAGGATGACGACCTAACTAGCCAATTAGATAAGGTAAAAACCGCGCTTCTCGACTACTGTAAAGAGCAGGGTGTGGACAGCGTAAAGACTTCAGAAGGTCTTTTCTACCGTTCCGTTAAAACACGTTATTGGACAAGCGATTGGGAAGCTATGCACCGCTTTGTCATGGAACATAACGTACCCGAGTTCCTTGAGAAACGCCTTAACCAAACGAATGTAAAAACCTTCCTTGAAGAAAACCCAGACCTAGTACCACAAGGTCTGAACGTGGACTCGGAATACGTAATCTCTGTGAGGAAAAAATGATGTCCAGACCGTTTGTACCAATCGAAGAACTTGCCAAGCACTTCTCGGTGTCCATCTCTACTATCCGTGCGTGGGTGCGCCAAGGGCATATCCCCAAGGATACTTACATCAAAGTGGGTAACACGTATCGTTTCTCTATTGAGGACGTAGCAGCAGCCCTCACCAACAAGGACGAGGATAAACCCGATACTACAGTAACCGTTGCCCCTGTGGAGGCAGTAGCAGAAGTATCTTTTACTGAGTCTGATATTGAACCCGATTACAACCTAGACGACGATATTTAAGGAGAACACCATGTCCGATATTACCTTGTTTAAAGACAATGCGTTAATGAATAGCGACCTGTTTAAATCATTGCAGGGTGTTAACGATAACCTGCTTAGCGGTGCGGGTGGCGAACAACGCCGCCGTATCAGTCTGAACGGTGGTAAGTTCCGAGAGTTTGCTAACGGTGAGCAAGTCTCTGTATCCAAAGAAGATAACCTGAACATGGTTATCGTCAACGCTGCGCCAATCTCCCGTACTTACTACGAAGGTGTATATGATCCGCAAAACCCTACCCCTCCCAAGTGCTGGTCTGCCGATACCACTGCACCGGCACCGGATGTACCCGCAGAAAACCGCCAAGCTGCACGTTGTATGGACTGCCCCCAAAACATTAAGGGGTCAGGACAAGGTGAAAGCCGCGCCTGTCGTTTTGCCCAGCGTATCGCTGTTGCCCTTGAAGGTAAACTTGATACGGTATACCAACTACAGTTACCTGCAACGTCAGTTTTTGGTGAAGCTAAAGACGGTAAGATGCCAATGCAAGCGTACGCTAGGTTCCTTAGCGCACACAATACACCGGCTGTGGCAATCGTTACCAACATGCGGTTCGATGAAAATAGCAGTACTCCAAAGCTGTTCTTTAAGGCTGTTCGCCCGTTAGACGAGCAAGAGCTACAGACTGTGGTGGAGCTTAAAGATCACCCCGATACCCTTAAAGCTATCACCCTAACCGTTGCACAGACCGACAAGGTTGAACAATCTGCCCCTAAAGCTGCACCAAAGAAAGAAGAACCCAAGTCTATCTTTGAAAGTGAAGCCCCCGCCGAAGAACCCGTTGAGGAACCAACTAAGGTTGTGCGTAAGTCTGCACCTGCGCCTAGTGTTGAAGATAGCGACCTTAGCTCTATCATCGACAACTGGGACGACTAACCACTCATAATAAAAATAACGTAATACACCACGGCGGGGGCAACCCTGCCGTTACGGTTTAACAATGGGTGGCTAAATGGAAACCAAAACATTTCTATCAAAGGCGCTGAGTGGTGAGGGCTACTACTGTGTTTTTGCGGCAAGGTCGGAAGACCAACGTAAGATACAGAAGTTTTATGACTCGTTAGACGCCGTTGTTGATGCTACCCACAATTTTGATCGAGAAGGATTCGACGTTTACTATGGACTCGCTACATTCGACGAAGCAGGTTCACGTAAAGTAGATAATATAAAACACCTTAACTCGTTTTTTCTTGATCTTGACTGTGGACCTAGCAAAGACTTCCTGTCTCAAGAACAGGCCATTAAAGCCCTTCAACAATTCTGCAAGAGGAACAACCTACCAAAACCGACCATGCTAAGCTCTGGTCGTGGTGTGCATGTGTATTGGTTCTTACACGAGCCAGTATGTTATGCAGATTGGTTCCCTGTAGCGGAACGCCTAAAGCGTCTGTGTGCGCGTAGTAATTTTGCTGCCGATCCTGCTGTAACATCGGACGGGGCACGTGTGTTAAGAGTTCCCCACACACATAACTATAAAACCAATCCGCCTTCTGAGGTTACGTTCTTCGGGTTAACTCCAAAGTTCACTGTGGTGTCATTCGACCGTTTTGCCGAGTTAGTTAGGGACGAGCCGATACC